CCGTCCCCGGACGTGGGACGACTGCCGGACGCTGGCCGCGCTGATCGGTGGACCTAATCCCGCGTTGCGGGATGAGCAATCCTACAGTCAGGCGCATTTCAACTTCGTCAACAAGGACGGTGCGGCGGAGCAATTCGCTCATTACGAAACGATCTTCATCGACTCGATCACCGTAGCAGGTCGCCTCTGTTTCCAATGGGCGACCGGCCAGCCGGAAGCCTTTTCCGAAAAGAGCGGAAAGCCCGACACGCGGGGCGCTTATGGCCTGCATGGTCGGGAGATGCTGGCGTGGCTGAGCCAACTTCAGCACGCCCGCAGCCGCAACATCGTATTTGTCGGCATCCTCGATCAGAAAGAGGACGACTACGGCCGCACGAGCTGGGTCCCGCAAATCGACGGCTCGAAGGTCGGACGAGAACTGCCGGGCATCGTGGACCAGGTCATCACCTATCAGGAATTGCAGGCCGAAGATGGAACGAAGTTCCGTGGCCTCGTCTGCACCTCGCCAAACCCGTGGGGGTATCCGGCGAAGGACCGCAGCGGTCGCCTCGAACAGATCGAGGAACCGCACCTTGGCAAGCTGTTTGCCAGGATCAAAGGCGGCCAGCGGCGTGACGCGCTGGTCACCGAAATCCCTCAAACCGACGCAGCATAAGGAGCAACTGCCATGTCCACCAACTGGATGGATTTTTCTGATGCCGACGAACAAACCGGCGGCGATCTGATCCCACACAAGACCCCGGTCAAGGTCCGCATGAAGATCCGGGCCGGCAGTTACAATGACCCCGAACAGGGCTGGACGGGTGGTTATGCTACCCGCAACGAAAAGACCGGTGCCGTCTATCTGGACTGCGAATTCACCATCATCGGCGGGAAGTACAACAAGCGCAAGGTCTGGTCGCTCGTCGGCCTGTACAGCTCCAAGGGGCCGAAGTGGGCGCAGATGGGCCGGTCCTTCATCCGTGCGGCTCTGGAAAGCGCACGCGGCGTTCGTCCGTCTGACGCGAGCGAGCTGGCAATCAAGGCGCGCCGGATCAACGGGCTTGGCGATCTGGACGGGCTGGAATTCGCGGCACTCGTCGAGGTCCAGAAGGCCGAGGAAGGCACCGACTACAGCGACCGCAACGTCATCCAGACGGTCCTTCCCGTGACGCACAAGGACTATGCCGAGCTGATGAATGGCGCTGGTGCGCCGGTGTCTGCCGCTCCGGTAGCGGCGCAGAAACCTGCCAGCAGCGCGACTCCGGCATGGGCGCAGTAAAGGGCAAGGCGAAAAAGGGGGCGGTGACGCGCCCCCTTTCTCCGGCGGATCAAGCTGATGCCGCCGCCCTGGATGCCGCCATAGGCATGATGATCGGCGTCCTGGAGGAGTGGGACTATAGCAGGCCCATATCCAGCCTCAACCGCGCCGATCTTCGCAAGCTCGCGACGGCCGCAGTGAGCGGCTTCGTACTCGAACAGGTCAGGCAACACGAAAACGCGGCGGATGCAGCATGGGACAACCCGATTTTCGCTGTGGGACTTGTGGGGTGAACCTCGGCCCCGACCCGTGGAAGGGGCCGCCCGATGAGAACGGGCAATTCCACACCATCTGCGGCTGCTACCCCCGAAAGGCTGAAAAGATGATCGCACGCCCGAGCAAAGAAGAGAAGATTCAGGCCATCCTCGACGCCCGCATGCCGGTGGCCGAGTACCTGCAGTCGATCGGCAAGATCGAAGCTTTCAACGAATTCACCAAAGACGAAATCGCCGGGCTGATCCGCGCCGCGGTCGAAGGGGTGCAGGCCAGTCTGCGCGTCCAGTGCCGCGATGCTTTCGCAGACGATGTAGATATTCCGTTCTGAGGTCCCGCAATGCTCGACTTCAACAGCAAAAACATCCGTGGCGAGCGTTTCGTGGCCCTTATCGACGAGGCCATCGAGGCGAGGGCCCGGCAGGAGCGGAGGCGCGATTATATCGGCGGCTCTGCCATCGGGCAGCCCTGCTCGCGCCGCATTCAATACGAATATCTCGCAGTGCCGAAAGACCCCGGCAGTGACTTCGGGCCGCGCGTGCGTCGGATCTTCCGACGCGGTCACGAGTGCGAAGAATGGCTGATCGGCTGGATCAAGGACGCGGGTTTTGAACTGCGCGACAAGGACCGCTTTGGCAAGCAGTTCGGTTTTGAAGACTGCGATGGCCGGTTCTCGGGTCATTTCGACGGCGTGATTGTCGGCGGCCCGGACGGGTTCCACTACCCCGCGCTATTCGAGGCCAAATGTCTCGGGGATAAAGGGTTTAATCAGCTAGTCAGACATGGCGTCTCCAAAGCCTATCCCGTCTATGCTGCGCAGATCGCTGTTTATCAGGCCTATGGTCAGCTCGCACAGAACCCGGCGTTCTTCGTCGCAGTCAATGCTAATACCATGGATATCCACTGCGAGCTGGTGCCCTTCGATGCCGCACTCGCGCAGCAATGCGCCGACAAGGCTGCGCGGATTCTCTCTGCATGTGACCACGGCGAGACCCTGCCTCGGGTCAGCGACGACCCTGCGGGTTATGCATGCAAGTTCTGCCCCTGGCACGGGACATGCTGGGCGGGCGCGAAATGAACGGCTGGCTGGACTTCAATACCGCTCCGCCTCTCACGGAGCCATCATCGGCCCCGATCTGGGCCGAAAAACACTACAGTCGCGACGATGTGTTACAGGTGATCCTGCCGCAGTTGGAAAGCGTGCTGGGCTACCTTTACCCGAGCGGCTTTGCCGACCCGAAGGGCAAGGCTTTCTATATCGGGGACATAGCGGGTTCCGCCGGCCAATCCCTGAATATCGTGCTGCAGGGCGAGCGGGCAGGTTTGTGGCACGACTTTGCCACCGGCGAGGGCGGAGACATTTTCGATCTCTGGAAGGCCGCGCGCGGATTACAATCTTTTTCCGATGCTATCAAGGACATGGGGGATTATGCAGGCGCAGCCACGACGACGCCGCGCCGTCCGCCTAAACGCAAATCCCCCAGCGGCGGCGAGGCGTGGGGCGCCCCGTCTGCGACCTATAATTACCTCGACCCTCAGGGGAATATTATCGCGCAGGTGGACCGCTTTGACTGGTCCGAAGGAGGCCGCCGCCGCAAAGCCTTCCGCCCGTGGGACGCCATGCGGCGATGCTACAAGGCCCCTGATCCGCGCCCACTTTACAACCTCGTGCAGGTTGTGCGTGAACCTGAAATCATCCTGGTCGAGGGCGAGAAATGCGCAGAGGCGCTGATCCGCGCCGGCATCTGCGCCACCACGGCGATGAATGGCAGCAACGCCCCGGTAGAGCAAACCGACTGGTCTCCGCTTCGCGGACGGAAGGTGGTCATCTGGCCGGACAATGACGCTGCGGGCCTGAAATACGCTGAGAGCGCCCGAACAGCCGCTATGATGGCCGGGGCTATCAGCGCCACTATCCTGCACCCCCCAGCGGGCAAGCCCGAGAAATGGGACGCAGCGGACGCAGTCGAAGAAGGGGCAGATCTACATGCCCTTATTCGAGAGATGCGCGGAGAGAGCGCACAGGCGGCACGTGACGGCATCCCAGCGATTGCTCCGTTCCGATCCTGGCGCGTTATAGATCCGGCCAGCATACCACCCCGGGAATGGCTCTACGGCAATCATTACATCCGAAAATTTGCCTCGATCACCGTCGCCCCCGGCGGCCTCGGGAAATCTACACTGGTGCTGATTGAATGCATCGCCATGGCGACTGGCCGCCCTCTGCTCGGCATTCGGCCCAAAGGCCTGTTCAAGGTGGTCTATTTTAACGCCGAGGACCCTCTGGACGAGATTGAGCGCCGCGTCATAGCTGCATGTCAGCACTTCGGCGTTCCTCAAGAAGAATTGGTCGGCCAGCTGTTCATCGCCTCCGGGCGCGAACAGGAGATGTTGCTGGCCAAGGGCGAGCAGGGCGACATCGTAGAACCGGTGTTCCAGCTCATTGAGCGCTATTGTGAGGCCGAGGCTATCGATGTGGTCGCCCTCGACCCGCTCGCGAACATGACCGACGCCCCTGAGACCAACGACGTGTTCCGCCGCCTCGGCAAGCGTCTGTCGTTGCTGGCGGATAAGATGAACATCAGCGTCGAACTGGTCCATCACACCCGCAAACTAAATGGTGCTG